GTCTTCAGCCATGCGTCGAAGATTAGCTGCCTCTTTAGCTAAACGATCCGCATCACTGCGATATTTTTTAGCTAGGGCTGCATCATCCATCGGCTCCATTACTTGGTTAACATTTGTACTAGTTGTTCTACCTGGGTCATCAACTGCAGACTCAGCCGGCATTTCTTTAATCTGAGCAAGTTCTTGTATTTCTACATTTTGTTTTGCATTAGGCTTAATTGCTAAATCTTGTACACTAACACCTTGTTGCTCTGCGATAGCTTGATTTAGTTCTGATAACAAAATTGAAGTTTGATTGTTTGGCAACATCTCAATTTGATCAGTGGGAACCTTAGCTAGTAAACCTCGAACATGCAAGTTTGGAAGCATTGTGCTACCGTCCGAGAAAATTGCTCTAGCTAATACTTCGCTAAACTCGTTAGCAGATTGTGCCGCCGATGACTCAACTAGTTTAATTAATTGATCGTGATAGTCTGGAGTTAGACTCTCTGTCTGAATAACTAAACAATTAAATGCATCTCCTGGTAATGTTCTAAATACAACAAGGCATTTTCTACCTGTTGTTTTGATCCTACCAATGTGTTTATAGTTTTGCATATTATGCTCCTTGAGCAGGTGTTTTTGCCACTGATTCTAAAAATGCTGATAACTTTGTATATGTTTGTCCTACTAGTAACATTTCATTAGGTTTAAAAGCACCTCTTGAACTAGCAACATCGATAATAGACTTCATTGCATTTAAGTCATTAATCGTAAGGTCTGTTGATTCGCGTGATTGCTCTGCTTGTGTTTGTGCTGTTTGTTCGACAGCAGGGGTGTTAACTTGATCGGTCATATGATCTCCTTATATAGATTATATATGTATATTAATTATCAGTTAGGCTAAATGTGGGCAGGCAAGTTTGAAGAAGCTAAGTTCTTTTTCCTGCTCAAAGCCTATTTTAGTAGCGTAGATAATAGTGTTATCCACTAAATCAACAGCTTGTCCAATGTAGTATCGGCTATTTAAATTACTGTATATCCAGGTGTCAAGACTTTTATGAAAAGTGGGAGTATATTTTGATAAAAGAGTATAGTGAAAATGTTGTGCAGGAAAATTTACTTTTCGCAAATCAAGTGCATTTAGTTCATTAACTTTTCCGTTTTTTAATGCCATTATTTGTGACCTATAATCATATATCTAGTAAACGATCCGCTTGGAAAATCAAATTTCTTAGTGCCTTCGAATAAGATTACAGATAGCGGATACATAATTTTAAACTGTTCTAAACTAGTGGGTTTATTTACATGATCGTCAATATCTAAGTCGTTCCCTTGAAGTAAGCATAGCATACCTTCGTGTATGTTATTAAACCATGTCTGGTCATTAAAATGTTCTGTAGCAGTGTTTACAACACAATTAGTACCGTCATCATATGTAAGTGTGTTAGCATCTTTAGGTATTGCTTTAAACTTCCACTCATCCATTTCCCAAGTATTGTTAACGATATTTGCTACCGAACACGCACCCGCATCAAAGTCATAACTACGGCACCATTCGATCATTTGACGACCACGTGCCTTGAGAATAAAATGAAGAAGCCCATACCATCCACCTAAGATTGTAATCCTAAGTATATGAATATGGGCCGCTATTTTTTCTAATTCTTCAGCAGCCCAAATTTTACTTTCAACTTGGCCCGCTGAGAATGCATCGCTATCAATTTTTAAATTCATAGTATGCGTGAGCACCGAATGGTGGAACAATAGTATTGTTACCATGTATTACAAAGAATGTGTCACAGTAGTTTTCATCACCCCATGACCCCCAAGGATATCCGTCTGTGAACATGATAAATTTCTTAGGCATAATGTCATGTTCTTTCATGTATTCCCAGTTACAGTCAAATTCAGTACCGCCACCGCCCATTACTTCATATTCCATAATGTCAGCACCGTAACCGTCAAAGTCTTGTTCATTGTAGACTTTAGTATCAAAACACCACAGTTTGATATTGTACTCTTTGTACTCGTCCATAATACCTTTAACTTCACTAATAAAGTCCTTAGCCTGATCGTCACCGATAGATCCGGACATATCGATAGCAATACAAATATCAATAGTTTCGTCAAAGTTAGTACCAGGAAGAATAGCATTCATGTGCCAAGCCTTACGGTTAGGACGCATAAAGGTATAGTCGTTCTTAATGGTGCTTTGGATTTGTTGACGCAGAATTTCACGCCAGTTCATCTTAGGCTCAGTGAGCTCACGTATCATACGCTGGATCTCTGCAGGAACATTTCCCGCACCCGCTGCCTGTGCGGCACTGATCATTGCTTCTTTAATCTCATCACGTATTTGTTTTAGCTCTTCTTTGCTATATTTAGGCTGTCCGCCCTTGCCGTCTTTTTCCCAGTCAATATGCTCGTCAAGTAATTGACCCAGTGCTGACAATTCTTGTTCATCCATGCTGTCATAGATCTCATCATAGATCTGTTCTGAACTTTTGTTGTAGTGTTTAGTATCATGAAAGATCTTAATCTTAGGAGGAACCTCTCCAATCTTATCACGTACCAGTGTACCGTTAACTGAGTAGTCAGCTGCCACATTCCAAATAGCTCGATCTCGTCCCTCAACACGGAGCATGTGTTCAAAAACATTATGTAGAATTTCGTGTGCAACAACAAACTCAACTTGTTTAGTTGTAAGTTCGCTAAAGAATGTACGATTGTAAAACAAGTTACGACCGTCTGTGGCCGCAGTTTGGCACCACTCGCTAGCGTCTTGAATTTTTAATCGAGTAGCCATATTGCCAAAAAACGGATGACGTAGTAGTAAGCCAACTCGGGCTACTACAATTTTATCTACAATTGGGTCTAGATTTGCTGACATATTCTTGCTCCAAAATATTTATTACAGTATATATTATAACAGGACCCGAAGGTCCTGTCAATTGGATTTGGCTACTAATTAACGCTTTTCTGTAGCTGCCGCAATGTACTTACCATATTTGGCATGGAAGTCATCAAAGCACTTGATCTCGTCTGGATCCAACGGTAACTGATATTGGGTAAGAGCAAGTTTAGTACCCATAACAACTAATTCAGTTTCAAAATTATCCATCATAAACTGGAAGAAGTAGTTGACCTTGTCGTTGAACTTCTTGTCGTTTTTGTCTGCAGAATCTTTCAATTCGTAGCACAGGCTAACAGTCAACGAGTACATAGCACTAATTTCTTTAGTGTCCATTTTCTTAACCTTGCCTTCAAGGATGTCTGAAGGATTAGGTAGTTTAGACGCAATTTTGCGGTGAGCCATAAACTTAACAGCAAGGCCTTCACCAACCGCACCTGAGATCAAATCGGTTAATGTATCGGTGTCTTCTTCGTCATCGAACAATAGCTCGCTAACAAACGACCAGCTACGTGGAGTAGCAAAAGCACGTGAACCACTCTTAGGATCAAAGTCGTACAAGTCCTTTTTAGAGAAGGTCAAAAAGCCAACTACGTCCTTGTGGATCTTGTTGTCAACAGCCCAGCCAAAATAGTCGTCCCAGTCAACTTTCATTTCCAAGTGAACAAAACGGTTAGCCAAAGGAGCAGGCATACGATAAGTAACACCCTTGTCGGTTTCACGGTTACCAGCGGCAACAATGAGCACGTTATCCGGCAATTTGTAAGTACCAACACGACGATTCAAAACTAACTGATAAGCCGCTGCCTGTACGCTAGGTGCCGCCGAGTTCATTTCATCCATGAACAAAATGATCTTGTCATGTTTAGCAGACATTTCAGCATCAGGCAACTCAATAGGAGGAGCCCAATTCATACGATTAGCATTGCTATCAAAGTAAGGGATACCCTTAATGTCAGTGGGTTCCCAAAGACTCAAACGGATGTCAATAACATGAGCGTTCAATTCTTCGCCCATCTGTTTTACAATGTCTGACTTACCAATGCCTGGAGGGCCCCACAAGAACAGAGGACGATTGGCTTTAAAGGCACGACGAAGAGATTTTTTAGCTGCCTTTGGGCCAACTGTACGAGAAATAATTTCGCTCATTTTAACTCCTGGTTGAAAAAAATTGTTAAGAACTAACTGTCTATGTATCTATTATACATAGAAACAGTCTCACTGTCAACAGATTTTTAGGAGTTTTCGTCCGTTTGGACGTCTTTATTTTGATTATTCATTGCTTTAACTAGACCGTACTTTCGGATATCGTCCGAAAACATGTATAGTTCAAAGCTCTTTTTTTCAGAGAATACAGTGATACTTTGGTTTGTGAGAAAATATGGACTGTCCATATTTCTATCAAAAAATATGATAGTTTGGGGGCTTAGATCAATCGGCTCAGTAAATGGAACCTCGTAGCTTTTTAATTCCAATTCGTCTGTTAAAAACTCAAATCCTTCTTCACTCAAACGTAATCCGCCCGAGTCTTTACTTCTGTGACTTTGCCACCATTTGTACATATGATGCTTGATGTTAGCCGCGTCAGTACTTTTTTCCTTCTGCTGTAGGAAAATTCTAGTGTAAGTCTCTTTTGAAATCATTTAATAATTTCGCCAGCCGTTAGTTTAACTACTTGAAAATCTTCGCAGTTAAACATACGATTTAATTTTTTGGCTAGATTATGTGCGTGTCCTGGATTACTAAACGATACTTTTTTGTATTTTGGACCAGGGTAGCTAGTTAAGCTATTTGAAGATTTCAAATTGAAAGGCTCGTTTTTATAGAACACAGCCCATATTGCATCCGCTTCTAAAATTTGTTCGCTCTTATAGTTCTTCTTATTAATATATTCTAAAAGAACTTTTGGTTTTGGTCTACTCATATATGCGTCCTTAAATTAAGTACGCATATATTTATCAATTATTGGTAAAGCCGCCACCGTCCATATTAACCGTTATAGATCCGCCGCTACTAGCTTCTAATTTCTTAATAAGAGTATCGTAATCCTCTAACAATTTTGCTGTAACCTCGCCTAAGCAGTAAGCCAGTGCTTTGGCTGTTTTAAGGTCAATCTTAATTTCACGCTGTTGTGTAAGATCGGCAGCTTTTACTTGTTGTATAAATTGCTGAATTGGAATGGTATTAATCGGACTTGGCATTTGATAGCACCTGTTTCATTTCTAATTCACTTTTAAAAGGACCCTTAAACGGATAACGTTCGATAGTAATCAGCTTAGGGCAAAAACTCTTAACCCACCCTTTGTCAAATTTAATTGTATAATATCCTGCACAATATAAACTCTTACTTGCACTTGATTTTGTAAACAGGGGTAATTTACGCTGAATATTAAATACAGGATTATAAGGCCTACAACTAGTTGGATAGTTATACACATCTCGAATCTCTTCGTGTGTAATCTTTATTTTATCACTAACTAGGAAAAAATCTTTACCAAATCTTTTTGTTAGATCATCTTTTTTTGTAAAATATGCTTCTCCGTCTTTGGAACTTAGCATATATTTGTTGTTTTCTTTTTTGTGTAGAATAGCAACTTTCTCACCGTCTTCTTCTACAATCCAAAATTTTCCATCTACAATGGGTTTAGCTTTTAAGTTCATTTAGGGTACCTTGCTTGAAATGGCTCTGCATAAGTTTGTATAGTGTCCATCATTCTTTTCATATCATATAGTTGACAAAACTTTAGTAGGCGTATTCCTACTTGACTAACATTTTTTGGTTCATTAGTTTGTAAATTAATTGTTTCATTAATTTTATTTTTAATATCTTCTGGTTGTGCAGTCAAGTCGATAAGTTTGACATTGCGTTCGTAATCATCCAATACCCGGTGTTCTTTACCTTCGTGATCTGACCAACGCTGTAACATGAGATTGTTCCACGCCCAGCCTTTCTTGTTACGATCTTCAAATGCCTCCAATAAGCCTACTTTATTCTTAGTGCCCTTGACACGAACACCCGGATATGCTGAGAAGACATTATCACTACTGTCGCCACGAATACATTTCTCAAACAGAATCCATTTAGGATCAGGAACAGCTTTAGGCTCGTTAGTCTTTTTATCTTTAACTAACTTGCCTTTCTTATCAAAGATTCCTTCCAATGTATGCGTCTCTTCACTTACGCCATTGTACTGTTTTACATTAGGTGCAAGTAACTGATGAAAATCGCTGTCTGTGCTAATGATCACGTGCTCATCATTTGGATGACTTTGAATAAAGCCTGCAATCAAATCGTCTGCTTCTAAGTTAGGATGTTGTAATACAGTGCAGTTAGTCTTAGTTTCAACAAACTCTTTAAACGCATCAAACGTTTCCCAAAAAAGTTTATCTTCTTCTTGTTCTTTAACTGTCATAGCCGCACGAGTTTCTGCACGATTAGCTTTATATGGTTTATAAAAATCCTTACGCCACGAACGACCTTCAAGACAGAACACTACATGCTTCCCCTCAAAATCTTGCCATGCTTTCTTGACACTGTTAAAAGTAATGTGAAGTGCCATGCCGAGTTTAATATCGGCATCGCCCCTTACCACGTGTCTAGCACGAAAAAATGTGTTAGCAGTATCAACTAGGATATAGCTCATGAAACCTCTGATTTATCTTTTGCAATTGGAACAACATTAATATACCCGGCACCGCGATTTATATCCATGCCTTCGTCTGATAGCATGTTTCTGACAATATCGCGGAACCAACGGTCTACTATCTCTTCGTCCGGATCACCATCAAATCCATAACCGGCTTGTTTCAATTGTACTATAAAAAGGTCATTCCAGTCAAGCTCAAAAAAGCCATTGCGGATATTATCTTTGTTTACATGTGTATCAAGTACACTAACCCATGGTTCACCTTTTTTAGTAGCACGATCTTTTGGACTAAGTTTTGCAGTTTCTTCTGCTTCTTTAGCACGTTCCGCAGCCGCCACCGCCGCCTCTGCTAGACGTTTAGCATCTTCAGCTGCCTTGATATTTGCTTCTGTTTCAGCTTTGATTTTATCAATACCAAATAATTTTTCTACAAATTTACGCATTAGGTTCCCCACTCATTTTTAAACAACGGTACTTGTAATCGATCACTGTAACGAAGACCGTGTTTCATAGCTAAGTCTGCCACTGTTCTATTATTCAGTGCGTAGACACTTTCAACGCCACCCACAGGCATAAGATATACATGTCCTCTAAAACCTGCCTTGCGGAATTCTGCAATAGCACACTCTGCATCGGCAAAGTCTTGTTCTGTAGCAATAACAAATTTTAAATATGCTGTACCATACTCTTCGTACTCACATACAATCTCAGGACAAATTGCTTCTTCCCACTTCTCGCCACTACAAGGAAGTTTAGCACTTACACTAAATGTAATCTCACGCCAAAAGTCTTGATCATGATGACTTTTCCAAGTATGCAAATATGAAGCAAATTCTGGAGTTAATTTTTGAGTACCATTAGTCTCAAAAGTAATTTCTCTAAGACGCCACATACTAGGATGATCTAGTAAGTCTGGATAAGCACGTTGCCAACCTAACAATGGTTCGCCACCTGTAATAACAAGATGTTCATCTTCCCAACGCTTGTGTGGAAGTATCTCCATAATACGATTTACAATAGCATTGCTTTCTAACATCGGACTTAGATCTTTAAAGTCAGGATGCCAACTGGCATAGCTGTCACAACCTGTGCTAACTAGTGGTAAGTCTTCATACTTTTGAAAAGACTCGATCATTTTGTGTGTTGCCGCAATGTCAGTAGCTTCGTGACTTATTTCACCACGTGGCATACCAAAGCCAGCACATTTAAAATTACAACCAAATGTACGTAAGAACACGGAAGGAACACCCATATAGCGTCCTTCACCTTGAATGCTGTAAAACAGCTCTGCGATTTTTAATTTACTCATAATTTTAATTGTTCCATTGTTGCGATCTTTGCAATACGATCACCAAAGTCTTGATCATTAGTAATAATGTAAGTAGTAGTATCATTACAATCACTCTTACGATCATAGCGTCTAAACTCTACAACCTTGCCGCCAACTGCTGAATAGACTTTAAAGTTTAACACCGGTTCATCACCACATAGTGCTTCTTCGGATCTTGTGGTGACTAATCCTCTAGAGACCTTACAATTTTCTTCATCTAATTCGCGACCTTGGTAAGTCCAACGCCATAATGCTTTCTTTAACCATTTCATTTACAAGTCTCCAACCACTCATCTAATTTTTTAGCAGCCTCGTCAAATTCAACTGCCCATACTTTAGCATAAAGTACATTTTCTTTAATTTCTAGGTCAAACGGAATAACACCATTAAATCGAAAATTTTCAGGAACATCTGTTTCTACAATATATTCTTGTAAATTTTTTGCACGTTGGATAAAGTGATCCGTTATGTCTTTAGCTGTTTCTATCATGCTTGAAAAGTCCTTTAATCGATTGTATTAAGTTATAAAATCTAAGAGAATGTGTATTGATGATTGGTGGAAGATATGGACAACGCCCTTGACGCCAATCACAATTGAGTGATACTTCTTTCATACAGTAATCACATTTAATTGACATAGTTACCTTGGTGCAAACTCTTGTTGCAGTTTAATGTTATCAAAAAACTCTTTCTTTGTATGGGGATCGTCTTTGAACGAACCTTTGAGCACAGTAGTCTGTGTCAGACTAGAGTGTGCCATAATACCGCGATTCTCACAGCATCCATGTACTG